CCGGGCAGGCCCAAGGGCTCCCCGAACAAGACCACTGCGCTCCTCAAGGACGCGATCATCCAGGCGGCAACAAACGCCGGCAAGGGTGATATGGTCGAGTATCTTACGCGCCAAGCTCAGATCAACCCGGGGCCGTTCATGAGCCTGTTGGGCAAGGTGCTGCCGATGCAGTTGACGGGCGAGGACGGCGGCGCCATAGAGGTTATTGCCCGCATTGAGCGCCGGATCGTCAAGGCTCAATAGTGCCGCGCACATTAACGATTGAAACGGCCGAAGTCTTCGAGCCGCTTCTTCATCCTGCTCGCTACAAGGGCGCATGGGGTGGGCGAGGGTCGGGCAAGTCACACTTCTTCGCCGGACTGATGATCGAGGACAGCCTGGCTGAGCCCGGCATATCTGGCGAGGGCCTTCGTTCGGTCTGCATTCGTGAAGTACAGAAGGATCTGTCTCAGTCGTCGAAGCTCTTGCTTGAGGACAAGTTGGCACAGTTCGGCTTAGGCGAGGCGGATGGCTTCAAGGTCTTCAAGGATGTCATCCAGACGCCCAAGGATGGAATAATCATCTTCAAGGGTATGCAGGACTACACCGCGGAGTCGGTCAAGTCTCTGGAGAATTACAAGCGGGCATGGTGGGAAGAAGCCCAGACCGCATCCAAGCGCTCGCTCAATCTGCTAACCCCGACCATTCGAGCGGATAACTCGCAACTGTGGTTCTCTTGGAACGCAAGGCTCAAGAGCGATCCTGTCGATGTGATGCTTCGGGGCGATGAGCAGCCGACTGGCGCTGTGGTCGTTGAAGCCAACTGGCGCGATAACCCTTGGTTCAACAGCGTTCTTGAGCAAGAGCGCATCGATTGCAAGCGCATACAGCCCGATCAGTATGATCATATCTGGGAAGGCGGCTATATCACGATCGCGGCGGGCGCCTATTATGCGAAGTCGCTGATCGCTGCGAAGGAACAGGGCAGGATCGGCCGCGTCTCGGCTGACCCGCTCATGACCACACGCATCTTCTGCGACATTGGCGGCACAGGTGCGAAGGCGGATGCTTTCACGATCTGGGTCGCACAGTTCATCGGCAAGGAAATACGCGTCCTTGATTATTACGAAGCGGTCGGGCAGCCGCTTTCTGCGCATCTCAACTGGCTTCGGTCCCGAGGCTATACGCCAGACAGCTCTCAGGTGTGGTTGCCGCATGACGGCGACACGCAAGACCGTGTTCATGATGTCTCGTTCAAGAGCGCATTTGAAAAGGCCGGTTACAAAGTAACGGTCATCCCGAACCAGGGTCGTGGTGCTGCCAAGGCTCGCATCGAAGCCGGTAGGCGCCTGTTCCCGTCCATGTGGTTCAATGACGCCACGACTGAGGCAGGGCGAGCCGCTCTCGGCTGGTATCACGAAAAGCGCGACGAAGACCGCGGCATAGGCCTTGGGCCTGAGCATGATTGGGCCAGCCATGGTGCTGATGCCTTTGGTCTCATGTGCGTGGCTTACGACGAGCCGACAATCAAGAAGTCCATGCCAGTGGCAAATCGGAGGCACATCATCTGATGGCCAAACGCATTGATGAAGACAGGCTCAAGGCGATCATCTCCCGAGAGATAGCCGACGCCAAGCTCTTCTACCGCACTGACGCAGAAAAGGACCACCGCCGCGCGCTGGACTACTACGACGGCAAGATGACCGATACCCCTCCCGAAGAGGGCTGGTCATCAGTTGTGAGCCGCGACACGTCCGATGTGATCGGCTGGGTTCTGCCCGGTATCGTGCGGGTGTTCACCGCCTCTGATCGTATTGTCGACTATCAGCCGATGCAGCCGGGCGACGAGGACTTCACCGATCAGGCGTCGGACACGATCAACTACGATTTCTGGGTGACCAATCCAGGCTATCGTGTTCTCTGGGATGCCACCCATGACAGCCTTCTGCTCGGGGACGGTATTGTCAAGACGTGGTGGGATGACACCAAGTGCTACAAGACCTCGGTCCACTCGGGCCTGACGGCTGAGCAGCTTGCGCTTCTCACGGAAGCCGAAGACGTCGAGATCGTCGAGCAGAAGCCCGGCGAGCCATTCACGGATATCGTTCCTCCCGAGATGGAAGGGCAGGAACCGCAGCAGATCGAAGTGCCGACCTTCGATATCAAGCTTAAGCGCGTCACGTCCTATGGGCAGCTTAAGTTCAAAGCTATTGCCCGCGGTGATTTCTTCATCGATCGTGACGCTACCTGCATCGAGGAGGCTCGCTTCGTATCACAGCGCGATACGCACACCACGCGCTCTGAACTGATCCGCATGGGCTTCGACAAGGACAAGGTGCTGTCGATCCCGAAATATGACGGCGCGCCTGACTCTGACCAGGATCGCCTCATCCGTGATGATTACGAGCCGGGCCTGATCGATGCACCTGATGATTCGACGGAATATATCGAGCTTCACGAAGCCTATCTGAAGCTTGACGTGAATGGTGATGGCATCGCTGAGACTGTTCGGGCCTATTATGCTGGCAATTCAGGGTCGGGTGTTCTTCTCGAATGGGAAGAGTACGACGATGAAGTGCCGTTCGATCAGATCCCATGCCAGCCGGTCCCGCATCGCTTCAACTCCGATGCGCTCTCTGGCGAGACGATGGACATTCAGCAGATCAAGACCGTTCTGTTGCGCCAGGGCTTGAACAACACCTATCAGGTCAACAACCCGCAGAAGGTGGTGGTTGAGGACCAGATCATCAATATGGATGAGGTGATCAACCCCACTGTTGGTGGCGCGATCATCACAAAAACCGCCACCGACCAGATTATGTACAACGTGGTGCCGTCTATCCTGCCCAATGTCCTTGAGGCGGTTGGGGCCATGGACCGCATCATTGAGATGCGTACGGGTGTATCGCGCTCCACCATGGCGCTTGATCCCGAGGCGTTGCAGAACCAGACGGCAACAGCCAGCCAGAACCAGCGTGACGCGGCCTATTCTCAGGTTGAGTTGATTGCGCGCAACATGTCCGAGTTGGGCTGGAAGAAGGTATTTTCCAAAGCCCTTCGTATCACGGTTAAGCACCAGGACCGCGCCCGCACCATCCGCCTTCGCGACAAGTGGGTTGAGGTAGACCCGCGCTACTGGAACGCGGGAATGGACGCGGTCGTCAACACCGGTCTTGGCACAGGTTCGAGGGATCGTGACCTGATGATGCTCCAGCAGGTGAGCATGCAACAGGAGAAGATCGGCCTCGCTATGCAGCAGTTCGGCATGTCGGCTCAGGCGATCGATATGCTCGACAAGGTTATCAAGACATCGGTCAAGGCGGCTGAAGCGGCTGGTCTGAGGAATGCGGCGGATTACTTCCCCGACATGGACGAGGAAACCATCCAGCAGCTCAAGCAGCAGGCCGAAGCCGCAGCGGGTCAGGAGCCGCCCGAGATCCAGCTTGAGCGCCAGAAGGCCGAAGCTGACATGCAAATGAAGCAGAAGCAGGCCGAGCAGTCCGCGCAGATCGATCTTCAGAAGATGCAGGCCGACAACGCGCTGAAGCGTGAGCAGATGATGCTGGAGCACAAGCTCAAGCAGGAACAGCTTGCCGGCGAGCTTCAGATGAAGGCCCAGCAGCTTAATGCGGAACTCGCCATGGCCCAGCGCCAGTGGGAGGCAGAATTCGCCCTCCAGCGTGAGCAGGCTGCGGCCGGCATTCATATCCAGGCCAAGACGGCGGAAGCAAAGGTCAAGTCCAGCAATGTGCGGCCGGGAGGCAAGCCGGGATGATCGACCCTGAAATCCTCGCCAAGGAAGCCAAGCGCCTCAAGGACGATGTGTTCCTCCAGGAAGCCATTCGCAGGATCAGCGCGAGCGCCATGAACAAACTCGTGGCAGCCGACCCGGCGAACCCACACGAGATCATCGCACAACAGGTGCGCATCAAGTTCTGCTCTGAGGTCTTCTCGGAGTTGGAGAGCATGATCAACAGCGGTCAGGCCAAGAAGCCAAGGACCGTCATCTAAGGATTCCACACAATGGAAGATACTACGATATCGTCGGGCCTCGCGGCCGCGGCGCCCGTAGAGCTTGCCCCTATGTCCGAAGACGAAGGGGATCGTGCCATTGAATCACTCTTGTCCGGCAACGCTCTACCGAAAGGGGACACCGTTGCGGAAGGGAAGGCACCGCCCAGCGAAGAACTGTCAGATGATGACGGCCAAACGCTGGTTATCGACGATGAAGACGATGGTCAACCTCAAGAGACCGCGCAGGCCCCTGCACAGCCAGTAGAACCGGGCGACGATATTCTCGTCACCCTGTCTGACGGCCAGAAGATAAGCCTAGGCGAGCTTAAGAGAAGCCCTTTTCTCCAGCGCGATTACACGTTCAAGACTGAGAGCCACAAGAAGGCTGTTCAGGAATTTGAGGCGTGGAAACAAGCCGAAGCACAGAGGATTTCCCAGCACCGTGACTTCGTGTTGCAGTATGCGCAGCAGCGCATGCCGCAAGAGCCTGATCCATCGATGATGGATGAAACAAGTCCTAACTTTGACCCGATCAAATACTGGAGCGACCGCACCAAGTATGAGCGGGAAATGGGGCAGCTCAACGCCATGTGGCAAGAGCAGCAGCAGGAATTGCAGGCTCGCCAGCAGCAGGAAATGCAAAATCTAGCCGAACTCAAGAAGGTTGAGACGGCGAAGCTCCATCAGGCGCTTCCCAAGCTCAAAGACCCGCAGAAAGAAGCGGCCTTCATGAAGGAAATCGTAGAGATCATGCCACATTTCGATGTGGACCCTCGCGAGATTTTTGCCCTCCAAAAAGCTGGACACATGCGCATCGTGGACGCCGCTATCAAGTATTGGAAAGCGGTGGAACGGGGCAAGGCGGTGGTCAAGGAATTGCCGGCCAAGCCAAAGCTCGAAGGTCGTCAACGGTCACACCCGGCCAGCGACCTGGAGCGCGACGCTCAGGGGAGATTCAAAGCACTTCGGGAAACCGGCTCCGTCGCAGCAGCGGACGCAGCCATTGAAGCCTTTCTTCTCCGAAAAGGATAACCCACCATGGCACAGCCATCCAATACATTCGAGACGTACGACGCGGTAGGCAACCGCGAGACGCTCGCAGACATGATCTACATGATCACCCCCAGCAAGACCCCGTTCATGTCCCTCATCGGCCGCAAGTCCGTTGATGGCATCAAGCCCGAGTGGCAGACGGACGCCCTTGCTACCCCGTCCACGTCGAACAACCAGCCTGAAGGCAACGAATGGGAGTTCGACGCCGTCAGCCCGACTGTCCGCGTTGGCAACTATTGCCAGATCTCGGAAAAGTCGGTCGTCATCTCCGAGACCCAGGAGAAGGTCAAGAAGGCGGGCCGCTCGTCCGAAATGGCGCGCGAAATCCGCAAGAAGGGCCAGGAGCTCAAGACCGACATGGAGGTTACTCTCCTGTCGAACCAGGCTTCCTCCGCCGGTTCCGGCAACGGCGCCACCAACCGCACCCTTGGCGGCTTCCGCGCGTGGCTCGCCACCAACGACAGCCTTGGCGCTGGCGGTGCTTCGGGCGGGTTCAACTCGTCCACGGGCGTGGTCGACGCGGCAACGAACGGCACCCAGCGCGCCCTCACCAAGTCCCTGCTCGATGCCACGATCCTGAGCACCTACAATGCGGGCGGCGATCCGACCGTGCTGATGCTCTCGCCGTACGCCAAGACGGTGTTCTCGACCTTCATGTCCGACGCGAACGTTGCTCCGCAGCGCTTCGAGACTCCGAAGAATGGCCAGACCAAGATCGTCGCGGCGGCCGACACCTACCTCTCCGACTTCGGCACGATCACTGTCGTTCCGAACCAGCAGATGGCACGGGTCGGCGCGGCCGTCGCCCGCAACGCCTTCCTCGTCGATGCATCGAACGTCACGATGGGCGTCCTGCGCGACATCGACACGAACGAGGTCGCCAAGACCGGCGACAACGAAAAGAAGGTGATCAACGTGGAATACACGCTGGTCGTCAACAACGAAGCTGCCCACGGTGTCATCGCCGACATCTTCGGCATGACCTCCAGCTCGTAAGGAGACCGTACCATGATCATCCAGCCCATTGCGGTCACCTCCTCGACGCTGGCCCTCACCAAGAAGACGCACGGCGGCGCAACTCTGGTTGCCAATCGTGCGGCGGGCATCACCTTCACCCTGCCGGCGTCGTCCGGCTCGGGCACGAAGTTCCGCATCTACGTCCTGACCACGATCACCTCCAACAACCTTATTGTGCAGGTCGCGAACTCGACCGACATTCTAAGCGGGGTGCACATCATGGCGCAGGACGCGGGCGACACCGCAGTCATCTTCGAGACTGGCGCGTCCGACGACACGCTCACCATGAACGGCTCCACTAAGGGCGGCATCAAGGGTGACGTGATCGAACTGGAGGACGTCTCGTCCGGCGTCTGGGCCATCCGTGTCGTCGGCTCTGGCACCGGCACCGAAGTCACCGGCTTCAGCGCAGCGGTCTAACCGACCCACATCACTGACATTGAGAGGGCCCTTCGGGGCCCTTTCTTCATTCTATGGAGCACCCATGACCGACCAAACCCAAGAAGACGTGAAGAGCAGGCGCAAGCAGAAGGAAGAACCCGACTTCGTGCCTGTCCTTCTCAAGCGCAATTATCGTCCCGTTGCCGATTTCTTCGTTGAGCGCGACGGCGAAATCCAGGAGCCTGGCGTGAACGAGGATGGCCACTTTGACCGCGACAAGGTCAAGGCAGGAACCACCATCCACGTTCCACGAGACGAGGCCCGCCGCGCCCTCAAGCATGGGATTGCAGAGCGTGCCGACGAGCTCTGAGGACTTCTCCACGATCCCGGATGGGGCGTGGACGCTGGTTGAGGTCGACCCGCATTTCCGTCGTTACGCTTGCCAAATCGACGACAGCCGCACGGTTTTCAAGACCGAATATCTCGGCAATGACGAGCTGATCAAGCAGAACCAGGACGATCTTTTCGAGAGCCAGACAAAGCGGTTTGGCGATGGGCGTGTGGTTGCCCGCATCCCTTTGAACGTCCTGTACGACCCAAAAACTCAGATCATCGAGAAGCTCCAGCAGGGGGACAAGGACCATATGAAGTGGTTCCTGAATTCCGAGCAGGCGCGACCGTGGCGGTCCTTTAGAGGGCGTATCTGATGGCGATCACGACGTTTGCCGAGCTGAAGACCGCGATACTGGACTGGTCGGATGTCAATGATGCCATCACGACCACTGCGGCCGGCGATTTCGTCACACTGTCCACGCACCTCTTCAATCACGGCGCGGAAGATATCGCCCCACTGCGCATGCGAGAGATGCAGGCTGTCGAGCTACTGACGCCGGATAGTGGCGCGTGCGCTCTGCCAGACGACTACCTCCAGTATCGCCGTGTCGTGGAAGTCTCGGGCACGCGACGTGAACTGGCCTATATAGCGCCGTCGACCACGGACGAGCTCTATCCATCGCGTCAAAGCGGACTCGCCAACCATTTCACCATCATCGGCTCGTCGCTCTACATGTTCCCCGTCAGCACAAACGATATCGAGCTGACCTACTATCAGGCGATCCCGGACCTGAGCGACGACAGCCCGTCCAACTGGCTGCTGGAAAAGCACCCGAGCCTCTATCTCCAGGGGGGCCTCTACCATCTCGGCCTCTACCGCCGAGACGACGATATGGCGAGCCGGTCGGCGGCAATCCTGAAATCACTCATGGCCGGCGTTTCGCGCTCAGGCTTTACGGCCGAATTTGCGCGCGCGTCAACGAGGCTGAAGCTGGCGCCATGACCATCGTTCCCGTCGCGCTCTTCGAACCGGACAAAAGCCGGTACAACCCCAACGCCACGAGCGACATTCTCAACGTCATCCCCCAGGCAGACGGCTACGGCCCGCTTCCTTCGCTGAAGCCCTTCGTCTCGGCATTCGACTACCTCACGGACGAGGAGACCGGCGATATCCTGACCGACGAGGACGGCAACCCGCTCGTGGTCGGCCCCGGAGGCGCTGACCTTTCGGGCGAGGTCCAGATCGAGGGCACATGCGGCGGCATCTTTGTCCGCCTCAGCGATGGCACCACGGCCTTGTTCGTCGGTACGCGGACCAATCTCTACAAGTTCAACTCGATCGACTACACCTGGGAAGAAGTCGGCTCCGGCTATAACGTCGGGGAGGAGATGCGTTGGTCCTTCGCGCTTTTCGGCACCGTGATCTACGCGCAGAACTTCTCCGACCCCGAGCAGAAATACGACCTATCCACTGACAGCGCGTTTTCCGACAATCCGACCGCCCCGGTCTGTGCCTATTTGGCGCCAGTCGGTGATTTCCTGCTGCGGGGCAGACTCCTGTCAAACGAAGATGCTGTCCAATGGAGCGGGCTGAACGACCCGACGAGCAACGAGGCCGGTATCGACTTTTCGGACATACAGGTCTTTGCCGAAGGCTCCGGGGTTCGCGGACTGATTCCCGTCACGGGCGGATGCGTCGTGCTGATGCGCGACAACACGCAGGCGCTGACGCTGAATTACGGCTCGAACTACGTCTTCACGCGCTCCGTCCTAAATAGATACCGCGGCTGCATCGCACCTTATTCCGCCGCCTTGATCGGGCAGGACGATTATATCTTCTATGCACAGGACGGCTTCTTCCGCGGTCCCGGCATGACGCCGATCGGGGCGGAGAGGATCGATCGCTGGTATCAGGAGAATGTGGACTTCTCCGCCCGCGCGGCCGCTGTAGCAGGGGTAGATTTCCGCCGCAAGATGTACTGGCTGCGGTTTCTCGCCAACGACGCCACATACAAGATGCTGGGCTACCAATGGCAGCTTGACAGGTGGGTTCTGTCAGACGCCGACATGGCGGACATGTTCCCGGTCGAAGCTCAGGGCGTGACCATCGATCAGATGGACAGCTTCTTCCCGACCATCGACGATATCGACGTGCCGTTCGACTCTTCGTTCTGGCAGGGCGGCTCTCCCGATTTCGCGGGCGTCACGTCGGACGGCTATCTGGCGCTGATGAACGGCCCGCCGATGGCAGCACGGGTAGCGACAAACGATCTTGTTCCGGTGTCGGCCGGCCGCACATTCGTGAATGGTGGACATGGTATTACCGACGCGGTCAACTTCACCGCGACCCATGCCACGGCAGATTATCGCGGTGCTACCTTCTCGGCAGGGAAAACGGTCACACCCACGACGCGCAGCCGGTTTCTTTCATTTCGCGGAGATGGGCAGGCGCACCGCTTTACCGTGGATATCCCGGCAAATGAGGATTGGTCGATCTTCTCTGGCCTCGATATCGAGAGCAAGGCTTCCGGCAAGTCATGACGGCATTCGTTGATACCAAGGGCGTACGCCGCCGCGAGTATAAAGCGGTGACGACCACCGAGACCGATATTCTGGGCCCGATCAAGGATCGCGTGACCAAGACGCTCGAAAGCGTCCACGTCATTTGCACGGGTGGCGGCTCAACGCTGACAATTCGGGTCAAGGCCGGAGCCACGCTTCGCTATCCGCTGGTCAATGGCGCGACCTTCTCCGATGACGCGCATATGACGGGCCTCGATATCCCGCTGATGCAGGGAGAGAGTGTCACGGTGCAGGCGGGCGCGAATGACAAGCTCTATGTAATCATTGTCACGATCGACGACGCCGGCACGAAGGATGGCCGGCAATGAAAATTTCGACGGTAGCGGATGTCGATGCCATTTGGCCGTCGATTGCCCCGCAGATTGCCAAATGCCTTGAGAAGACGCCGTCCTACATATCGGCCGGCGAATTCTGGCAGCTCTGCCGCTCGGGTCAAGCGTTCCTGATCGTGGCGCATACCGACACCGGGGTCAAGGGCGCGTCGATTTGGCAGTTTCATCACGGCTACGGCCGGCATGTCTTCGACTGCCTCATGGTCGTTGGCACCGATGCGCGGGAATGGACCTCCGACCTCTTTGAATATGCTGCGGTGCTCGCCCGATCAAACGGGGCGGCGGCGCTTGCTGGCACGGGCCGACTTGGCCTTGTGCAAATCCTCAAGAAATACGTTCCGGGCCTGAAAGTGGCTCGGCAATCCTACCTCGTGGAGGTCTAGATGCCCGGCGGTACGCAGACAACGCAGACAACATCTGAGCCGTGGCGCGGCCAGCGTCCCGGATTGAACCTCGTCATGCGCGATGCGCGGCAGGAATACAAGCAAGGCCCCTACAAGGGCTCCATGTATGTGCCCTTCTCGCAGCAGAGCAAGGATGCCTTCAAGGACTTGAGCGGTGTGGCAGGGGCAAACTCGGGCGGCGCTGGTCTTTCTGGCAATCTCCAGTCGATTATCGATGGCGGGGGCTTTAATTCGCAGCAACAGTCCGCGCTTGGCAACTGGCAGAACACGGCCAATTCGAACTACGATTTCAACGCCAATCCGGGCTCCAAGGGCGTGCTCGACGCCATCCTCCGTGATACGACGGATGCGGTCAATCTCAACGCTGCTGCGGCGGGCCGGTATGGGTCTGGCATTCATCAGGGCAGGCTGGCACAGGATGTCAGCGACGCGTCCTCGCAGTTTCGCATGAACGACTACAATTCATGGCTCGGCCGCAAGGATGCGGCAAACACGAACCTGTTCAACGCGGCGCAGAGCGGCTTGGGCAATATGACATCGGCCTATCAGGGTCTTCAGGCTCCGGCACAGACCCGGCTCGGCGTCGGCTCGGCCATGGAAGATGCGACTCGCCGTAAGCTCGACGAAAAGGCGCGCGTCGCCAATCTCGATTGGGAGAACATCCAGAAGCTGCTTGCCGCGACATCGGGCGCCGGCAACTACGGAACATCCACGGCGGTTGGTCCAGGCCCGAACCCGTTCCTCCAGGGGCTCGGCATGGTCGGCACTGGTGGAAATCTTCTCTTCGGGACAAACCCGATGGCATCGGGTGGCCTTCTGGGCCTACTGTGAGGTTGAGCAATGGCGATTACCCCGAGCAACTTCAATTGGGCGGCGCTGGCAGGGCTGGCGTCGGGCAATACGGTTGGCGAGCAGTTTGCGAACGTCAATAATGTTCTCGCGGCACAGCAGCCATTGCTGCAACAGCAGCAGGAGCAGAACAGGACGCTCAACTACCTGAGCCAGTATCACCCTGAAATCGCGGCACAGGTGAAGGCCGGAATGCCGATGGCAAACGCGCTCAAGATGGTGGCGGAGGCGCAGCAGCCGAAAAAGCCGAACCTGATGAGTGTCGGCGATGGGTTGATCTACAACGCCGACAGCGGGCAGTGGATCAAGCCGCCGGCGGACATGGCGCAGAACCGGGCCAAGTTTGGTCTCAATACGATCCCAGGCGTCGATGCACAGGGCAACCCTGTTCTTCTCCAGGTCAATGATCAGGGTGTCGCCACTCAGACGCGGATACCTGAAGGCGTCCAGATCGCCAAGGAACCGATCAAGGTTGACGCGGGGACGCACTACATCCTTCTCGACCCGATCACGCGGCAGCCGATCAGCCAGATCCCGAAGGATATTTCGGGCGTCGAGCGGGAAAAGGCGGAAGGCAAGGTGGAAGGCGAAAGCAAGGCGGCTCTTGCCGCCGTGAAGTCCACAGCCCAGACGATCAAGGAAATGATCGCGTCGGTGAAGAATGATCCCTACCGTGAGCGCGGCACGGGCCTATCGTCGATCCTCAGCTCCATCCCGGCGACGGGCGGCTATGATTTTCAGCGTAAGGTCGACCAGCTCAAAGGCCAGTCGTTCCTCCAGGCAATCCAGCAGATGCAGGGCTTCGGCGCACTTTCGAACCAGGAAGGCGCTACCGCGACGGCGGCGATCTCCCGTCTCGACACGGCGCAGTCGGAGGAAGCTTTCAATAAGGCACTCGACGACCTGGAACAGATCATTGACCGCGGCGTAAAGCGTGTTGAAGCCATGTCACAGGGCAGGACGGAACTGGAGCAGCCTTCCAACACCGACGTCAACAGCCTCGTTGAGAAGTATCGGACCAAGTAATGGCGACACTTGAGCAGCTCCACGACGCGCTGGTTAATGCGGACAAGGCGGGTGACACCGAAGCCGCCCGCATTCTTGCCGACGAGATCGTGCGCCTTCAAACCACTCAGCAGCCGCAGCAGCCATCCGAAACCCACCTTGGAGCCGATCGCCGCTTGGCGAATGACGCTCAGGTTGCAGAGCAGACTGCCGTTGGTCGTCGCGAAGCTTACGCTCAGAAGCCGTGGTACTCGCAGGCGCTTCAAGCGTCAGACGATGAGGCGCGTCTAATCGGTAATCCGTTCGGCATTGGAGACAAGTTTGCGGCTCGTATGAACAGCCTAACAGGCGATCTTTCCTACGAAGACCAGCTTCGTATCGAAAAGAACCGGACGCAGGCAGCGCGCGATCGCGCGGCCGCGGCGGCAATTCCATCCGAAATCATGGGTGACGTTCTTGCCGGCGGCGCGGTTGCCGGGCAGGGCGCCACGCTGGCGGGTCGCTTCAACACCGCTAACATGACCGGCATTAAGGGTGTGCTGGCCCGTGCCGGTCTCATGGCTCCCGAGGGGGCGCTGTATGGTGTTGCTGATGCACTTGGCCGCGATACCGACGTCAAGACGGCTGCTGTCACAGGCGCTATTGCCGGTCCAGTAGGCTCCATTGTTGGCGACACCGTAAGCAAGGTTGCGTCTAAGGTTCTGCCGGCAAAGACTGCATCGGCGGTGCCAGCGTTGGAGAAGCTGAAAACGCAGGCGGATGATGCCTACAAGGCAGCGGATAATGCGGGCGTTGTTATCAACCCTCAGAGCGTCCAGCGCCTCAAGGCTAATGTCGAGGCAAAGCTGGTCGACTTCGGCTACCACCCACAAAACCAGCCTGGCGTAAAGGCAGCGCTCGATGAGATCGACAGGATCTCGCAGGGCAACGTCACACTGAAGGGCCTCGATATCCTGCGCCGAGTGGCAAAGAACGCGAATTCCCCGACCAACCCGTCTCAGAGCGCGGCCTCTCAGATCGTCGTCAACGAGATCGACGATTTCATGAAGGGCCTAAAGCCTCAAGATGTGGTGATGGGCGACAAGAAGGCGGGCATCAATTCCCTGCTGAAGGCTCGCGAGCTTTGGACCCGCGTCCGCAAGAATGAGAAGCTGGTTGACGCAATAGAGTCCGCAGCCCTACGCGCTGCTTCGACGGGCTCCGGCGGCAACGTCGAAAATGCTACGCGCCAGAACCTCCGCCGGATGATCGATCCCACATCTTCCTCCAGGGTCGCATGGACCGTGGACGAGAAGAAGGCGATCGAGGAGATCGTGCGCGGCACGCCCACGCAGAACGCGCTCCGACTTCTCGGCAAGCTGTCACCGCAGGGTAATGGCCTCATGGCTGCTCTTGGCGTCGGTGGTGCCATGACGAACCCGCTGCTAGGCATCCCGTCGCTCGCCGGCCTTGGCGCAAAGCACATAGCCGACAAGGGCGTGCAACAAGGCATCCAGGCACTTGACGAGCTTATCCGCGTGGGTGGGTCAAAACAGGCCCTTCAGGCGGCGCAGGCCACGCTTCGTAGCCTTTCCCAGACGCAGCGCGAAGCCATTGCTCGTATCGTCCAGACTGCCATCATCCAGGCGAAGGCTCGGAGTGAGGCACCAGCTCAGTAGGAGCACGAAGGCGGCAGTCGCGAAAATGTCAGCGGCCTCGTACGTCACATAGTACGGCCCGGTGTAGGCGAAGTAAACGGCCGTGATCGTCAACAGAACAGCGTTTCGAGCGAAAATGCCGAATTTTACGGCGCGTAGATCAGGGTCGTGAGCCAAGCCAAGGCTTCTCCAGTTTCAGGTCGCGCCGCCTCTCAATCATGCCTCAACTGAATCCCGACTTCAAGGCTCGCTTCGGCGGGCCTTTCCATGCCGAGAGGTAGCCGATGACCCGTGCCCGCACCGTCGCAGAAGTGATTGCCGGCGAAGCTGTCAGCGGTACCGACGCGCAGCGCATTGCGGATATGCGCGCCATTGCGTCTGTCATCGCCAACCGGGCCGCATTGCTGGGCGTCTCGCCGGAACAGGTCGTCGCCAACAGCACCGAGTTCAACGCCTATAACCGCTCCCTTCCGCCGGGCGTGGGGCAAGCCATCGTCGACATGGCCCAGCAGCAGATGGACTATGTGGCTGAAAACGGCCCCGTAAACCAAGCGACTTTCTACGCAACGCCCGCCGCGGCGGACAACCTTCCAAGCGGACTGAGTTACGAAGACGCGACGACGGGCCACCAGTATTTCAGCGACCCGCAAAACCGCGCGATCGGCACGTCGCTGGGGTACATTCAGCCGAACCGCTACGCCTATGCGCAGAACCTCGATGTCGCGGGCATTCCGACACCTTACAGCCCGGACGATTTGACGAACAACTCGCTGCTGTCCGCATTCAGCGCCACGCCAACCTACAACCAAGACCCGTTCGACGCGCTTCTGTCGCCGGCAACTCCCGCTGTTAACCCGTGGGGCGACATGGCGGCGGCGAAGCCCGTTCAGGCTCCCATGGATAGCGTCACGGCCACAGGTCTGCTCACCGCCACACCTGCGCTGACGGCTCAGGCTAAGGCCAACCCGATGATGAGCCTTGCCGCAGAAGGGCTGCTCGGCTCCAATCCCGGCCTGCCTGCCACCGCCACGGTCGCGAGCCTGCCGGAGGCCGCCGATCCGGGATTCGACAATAGCCGGTTTGACGGCGGCACGGTGTCCGTTGCCAATGATTTCGACCAGGGCCGCTTTGCCTCCCGAACGTTCGACCAGTCCCGCTTCGGCCCGCCCTCAATCGATGTTGCGACCAACACGCAGAGCTTCATGGACCAGCCGAGCGCTGCGGCGGCTGCGGCCGATCTGGGCAGCTTCCCGAGCGCCTACGCAGCCCAGCGCCAGCCCTCCACAGGAATTCTGTCGGCCGATTTCCAGTCGCTCGTAGGTAACACCGAACGCCAGCTTCAAGACCCGGCCAGCATGGCGCCGATGGTAGCACCGCAGACGGCGATGATGAGCGTGCCGGCTTCAGGTATCCTGTCCGCCAATGCGCCGCTCTCGGCTCAGGCGGCTGTCCCGGGGACGCTGACCGGCCAGACGACACAGGACGTGGTGACGCCCGGATTGTTGTCGCCGTCGTCCCTTGTCACGGCAACGCCCGCGCTGACGACATCGGTGCCAAATGGCATCCTTGGCGCGCAGCCCATCCAGCAGAACGCGTTTGTGAGCAGCTTCCCGTCCGCGGTAGCGAACAACACAATCGAGCCGGCCACGGTCAACGGCGTTGTCGCCGCGCCGACGCTGGACACGATCCAGGTCGCTGATCAGCCCACGGTCGCCACCGTCGAAGGGCCGGCCACTACCCCGGCTGTAGAGCAGCAGCAGACGCAGCAGGCCAAGCAGGCCGTTACCCAAGCCGCCAAGCAGACGGCAGCCCAGACCACCACGCCAGCGATCAACGCAGGGACAATCACGGGCGGCGTTCTCGGCAGCCTTGCGGCAGGGCCGGTTGGGGGCGTGTTGGGCGGTCTTCTCGGCAACAGCGCTTATCAGGGCGGCGGCATTGGGGGGCTGCTCGGTCCCGGCTTCTCGGCTCCGACCACGAATATCGGCGGGGGCATTTCGAATATCGCGGGGCTCTATGGCGGGGCGTTCTCGCCCGGCAGCTACGCCGTCGCGAGCAATGGTGCGACCATCACCGCCCAGCCCGGCGGGTGGACCTCCTATACCAATCAATACGGCGTGACCGAAGCGATCGATCCGAACGGCAAGATTTCATCGGTCTGGGGATAGGGAATCATGGGAAAGACGAGACTGAACGACTTCAGCACCAACGCTGATGACAATACCGATGTCGATAATGTCGGCATTAGCGGCAGCAGCCTGCCGTCGAACCTCGACAACGGCGTCCGCTCGCTGATGAAGCTGATCAAGGCATGGATTGCCGGAACGCCGGTTTACGACACGGCGAACTTCTGCGACCCCGACGACACGACGAAGATTTTCCGCTCTGACGCCGGCAACATCCCCGCAGGGACGACGCGGGTCATCGACGCCGAAGCGGTGTTTGACCTGTCACAGGTATCGGACAGTCTCGTGGGCCTTCTCTCGGACGGCAACCGCAGTTTCATCACCGGCTATACGCTGTCCAACAACGCGACTGACGCGACCAACGATATCGATATCGCGGCGGGCGCTTGTTCGGACAGCACCAGCACATATGCCATCGTCCGCGCGTCATCGATCACCAAGCGGCTCGATGCGCTCTGGACCGCTGGCAACAATCAGGGCGGGCTGGACACAGGCGCAGTCGCGGACGGCACCTATCATGCCTTCGCCATCAAGCGGCTGGACACGGGCGTCACCGACATCCTGTTTTCAGCTTCTCCAACAGCTCCGACGCTTCCCACGAACTATACCGTCTTCCGCCGCATCGGATCGGTTGTGCGGTCAAGCGGGGTGATCCTTGAATTCTCGCAGTATGGCAATGAATTCCTGCTCAAATCGCCTCCGACCGACGTGGACGTGAGCAATCAGGGCCTGACCGCAGTATCGCGTACGCTGAGTGTCCCGACCGGCATCAAGGTCTGGGCGAAGATCAGGGCACGTGCGCTCAATGCGGGTAGCTGGGCCGTGCTGATTTCCTCGCTCGACGTGAACGACCAAGCGCCCGAAACGACCTCCCCGCGTCAAGACCTTCGCGGCGCGGCGGGCGAGAGCGACCACGCCACGCTGACGGTCCGCACGAACACATCGGGCCAGATACGCACCCGCTCCACCAATTTCTCAACAGACCTTCAGATCCAGACCTACGGCTGGATTGACACGAGGGAATAGCAATATGCCGAACAAGTCTTTCCTCACGTACCTTCAGGGCAAGCAGGCCTCTACCAGTGGCATATCCATGATGGCGGGCCTGGACGCGGCTGGAAGCTCGGTGGTGAAGGTGAGCCCCCCGGCGTTCAAGTCTATCACTGACTATGGGGCCGTATCCGGTGCGAGCGCGGCGGCAAATACTATCGCCTTGAATGCTGCCATCGCCGCCAACAAACTGCTCTACATCCCCGCGGGCTCATGGTCGTGGACCGGAACCCTCTCGGCCACCGGTGTGACATGGCTCATTGACCAGGCAGCGACGTTCCCGCTGGCTGCCACCGTCGGCCCGCACAGCCTTCCCGACCTATCGATTTTGGGCGGACGTATCGTCTGGATGGAAGGAACGTCAAGCGGCGCTGGCTGGCGCCAGGGGTCAGGTAATCTCTGGCCTGAGAGCACGCGCAACTACTCCATCTCCATAGCCGAGTTTTCCGTGACATCCCCGACAGGGCTGGTTGGCGTATTAGGTGCATCTCGCACTTCCGATGATCCAGTCGCAAACTTCGGGACTATTGCGCTTTACGGCATTGCTCTCAACGACAATACCACGAACAAAGAGCCTGCCTGGGGCGGTTACTTTGACGTTCGCCGCAACTCGAACACAGGCGCGGCGCTCGGCGTTGAGATCGACGTTATCAACGTAGCCGCGACTTATGACAGCCTTACTCCGTTCACTACGCGATCCACAACATCATCGGATCTCATCGCCCTTTGGCTTTCATCCGGTGGCGGCTCGGGCGGGCCGGCGAACGGGGATGCTTCGGCTGCAATCGGCATCCACGACAACGGACAGAAGTTCGAGCGCGGTATTGTCATCCTGAACGGGGCGCTGAACACAACAGTAAACGAGGCCCTGTCGGTCCCCAATGGCGCGCGCCTGGCATGGTACGACAGCCCGACGAGCCTGTTGAGCTACATCAACGGCCTCGGTGCGCAGTTCACTGTCAAAAGCGACACGGCGGCAAGCGGCTATGAAGAAAACATCTTCCGCAAACGCGCAAACGGCACCGACGCGACTGGTGCGCTGGACGAGGTTTTCAGGATCAACGGCTATAGCTACACCGGCTCTGGAAACTATGCCGGCGGCTATATCCAGATGCTCCAGCGGACGGCTTTCTCGGGGGGCAACGCCCGCCATTCCATAGACCTGTCCGCCAAAAACGCCGCTGGCAGTGATATCCTGGTGACGCTCAACGGTGTCACGGACAGCGCCTTTACCCCCTTCCCAGATAATACTATCGGCAGCGGTTCGTCTTCGGCCCGGTGGGCTAATACCTACTCGACCAACATCCGCCCCGGCGCGGGGACAGCCATTTGGACGAGCGGGTCAGGCACACCCGAGGGCTCGGTGACGGCACCGGTGGGATCGCTTTACACGCGCACAGATGGCGGCGCAGGCACGACGCTTTACGTCAAAGAAAGCGGCAGCGGTAACACCGGCTGGGTCGGGAAATAGCGCTAAGCGGAACCTATCTTGTAGGTCTCTGCAACTCGCGCCAAAACCTTTTCCGGGTCATTCGGGAAGCCGAAGTCCTTAAGCCAGAAGAAGTCATCATTACGGTGCCCTTCGACTGCATAGCCGAACCCGGCAAGGTAATCACGGATCTGCTGACGCTTCGGCTCAACGCTGTTGTGCTCGACGGTAAGTAGGACGACGCGATACTTGTTGAAATCGAAGGCATTGAGAACATCAAACTCGGCGCCTTCAACATCAAGGGACATGTAATCGATCGTCGTCGGGGCCTTGAAGCGGTCAAGGAGTTCGGTCGGGTTGATCGTATCAACAGAGATCGTGGCTTTGGTAGCGGCCTCGCGCTTCTCGGAATTCTGATCGGCTTTCGCGAGATATTCGAACGAGCTTAGGCCATGCGCGTCAACGAAGGACAGAACCTCCCGGCTGTTCTTGTAGAGCGCCGCATTCACGCAGATGGCCGATCGCTTGGAGCACAGGACAGGATAGAAGGTCGGGTTTGGCTCAACGCAGATGCCACGCCAGCCTAGCTGCTTCTCAAGATAATATGTGTTGGAGATCTGCTCACCATCGAAGGCGCCGAAGTCAAGGAAGTACCCTCCGGCGCGCTGGTTGAAGATGCCGGCAACCCAAGCATCCTGACCAACGTGAGACTTGTATTGGACTGAGGCATTCAGGAGCCGATCGGCTAAAGCGGCGTAATCGCCGTTCTTCTGCCCAAGGAGGCTCATCGCCGCCTTAAAGCGGTACTGTTTCCAGCGGGACGTACGGACGGTTACTGCCTCGGCAGGGTCGCGGCGGGCGGTAAGCCCCGCCATCGCAATGTCGATTGGTAGGCGCAAGTCGTTTGGGTGGACGCTGATTTGCTCATGAGGATCAAGCCCATCCTGTACGGCCAAGCTGATGGCTACAGTCTGCACCGCGTCTTCGAACGAACCCTGCATAACAATTCTCCCGTTTCAGGCGGCAATTATTGCGGTTGCAGGGCTCAAGTCAACACATCCCGAAGGTCAATCCTTCCGATACCGCTTGCCGCGCCAGCCCGACGCGGTGAGCGGCAGGCCGGCGGCCCACCAAACAAGGAACATCACTATGGATAATGCGAAGTTCTTCGCCAGCATCCGCGCGTCTGGCATTTTCGGCGCGACCCTCAGTCAGAGCGAAGCGGACGGCACGGAGGCGATCATCAACGCCTATGAGGCTGCCGGCCTCACCGACGAACGCTGGCTGGCCTACATGCTCGCCACGGCGTTTCACGAGACAGCCGCCACCATGCGGCCGATCGAGGAATACGGCAAGGGCGCCGGCCGCCCCTACGGGCTCCCCACCGGCCCTTACAAGCAGCGGTATTTTGGTCGAGGCTATGTCCAGATCACCTGGGAGGCCAACTACAAGAAGGCACAGGACAAGCTCGGCATTCCGCTCCACTCCCACCCGGAACTTGCCCTTGAGCCGAAGCACGCTGCGGGCATCATGATCCGCGGCATGACCGAAGGCTGGTTCACCGGCAAGAAGCTGTCCGATTATAACGTAACGCTTCTTACGGCGCCGCCGAAGCATTCGTTCGACTATGTAGGCGCCCGCAGGATCATCAACGGCACGGACAAGGCATCGCTGATTGCCGGCTATGCGCAGAAGTTCGAAGCCGCGATCAAGGCTGGCGGCGGCCTCAAGCCGATCCCGGTTCTGCCGCATCCGATCGACGCCCCGCCGGCTCCGTCACCCGAGCAACCCAACTTCTGGACCGCTCTTCTGTCCATCCTCTCCAAGTTTCGCGGGAGGGCAGCATGAATCCCACTTATGTTCGCATCGCTCTTCGGTATCTCGCCGGCTATCTCGTCTTGAAGGGCATTCTCCCGCAGGACATAGCCACGATGATCGAGCAAGACCCGGAGCTCGCGGGCGCTGTCGGTGCGCTGATCGCGATCGGCGTTGAAGGCGTCTACGCCTTTGCCAAGCGCATGGGCTGGCGCACGTGAACCCGCTGGCGTGGATTGCCAAGCTTTTCGCCGGCCCGCTCATTGCTGCTCTCGGGGATGCCTACAAGGCCAAGCTTGCCGCAGACAACGACGAAAGCCGCCTGATCGCGGAAACGGCAATCAAGGATATAGAGCGCCAGATTGCTGATCGCGAAGCCGCAAAGGAAATCCGGCTCGCCACGGCCACCTTCTGGGAAATGCGGCTTGTGACCGCCCTCGTTGCCGGCTGTTTCGCCCTGCATCTCCTCCTCGTGACACTGGACACGTGCTTCGCCCTTGGCTGGCGCGTGTCTGCCTTTCCCAAACCTTTCGACGAGTGGCAGGGGACCATCCTGCTCTCATTCTTCGGTGTCCAAGCTGTCGGCAAGGGCATCACCGCGATCGCGTCGGCTATCCGACGCAGATAGGAGCATTCCCATGCGCAGTGCATCCATCATCATCACCACGATTCTTGCACTGGCGCTCATGGGCGTAGGTGTAGCGATCTTCCCGATGCAGGGCAGTGATTTCGTCCGCGGCTTCGCGGGAGCTTATGCCTCCGAAGTGGCAAGGCAGGAACTCGCTGCGATCGACAAGGCGGCGCCGAAATTCCCGCGCAAGCCGCTGTTGCCGGCAGACGTGAAGGTTCTCCTCGACCAAGGTCATGGCAGCGGAGTGCATATAGGCAATGGCCTGTACCTCACGGCGGCGCATGTCGTGCTCAACCCGTCGAAGCGACTGGATCTCCGGTTCAAGGATGGGTCAATTCGTCCGGCCGAAATCCTCTGGATCAGCAAGGACCGGGACGTCGCCCTGCTCAAGGCCGCCAGCGACGGCGTCTCATTCTCTCGGGTCAGTTGCTCGAAGGTCCACATAGGCGATGATGTCACCTTGGCCGGCAATCCCATGGCACTGGAGGATATTGTCGGGTTTGGCAAAGTCGCGGGTGACGAGCGCAAAATGGCCCACTGGAATAATGTCTTCGTCGTCTCCGGCCCAGTCATCCCCGGTCAATCTGGTGGTGCGGTTTACAACAAGGACCATGAACTCATCGGTATTTCCGTGGGTGTCGCTCTGTGGCCGCTGAGCCCGTTCGCTGCCACCACGACGGGATATGGTTTTGTCGTGCCGACCGGCTCCACGATCTGCGAACTGCTGGCGAGGGCATAATGACAGACGCGCACGGGGAGCGAATCGCCCGCATGGAGACCAAGCTGGAGTACGTCCAGGAGAAGGTTGCCGATCTCGCCAAGAAGATCGACGACATCGAGGCCAAACAAGATCAGTTGATTGACCTTATCACTGAGGCCAAGGGCGGCCTCAAGGTGGCTCGGTGGCTCTACGGGGTGGCTGCCGTGGCCGGCGGCTTCGTGATTGCCTATTGGTCATCGATCAAGGCCTTGCTGACAAAGGTGGGCGGATGACAGATACCGTCAATCATCCCCCGCACTACACCGGCTCCAGCGTCGAGTGCATCGACGCCATGAAGGCCATGCTCTCGCGCGAGGAATTCATCGGTTACCTCCGCGGCAACGTCTTCAAGTACCAATGGCGGTGCAGAAGCAAGGGGAAGCCATCTGAGGATATCAGGAAAGCCATCTGGTATCAGAACCGCCTCTTGCAGGAATTGGAGAACGGCGGATGAGAAAGTTCTACGTCCGAACCAACAAATACGACGGCAAGGCCCCGTCCTACGACCTGATGCACGCCGGGGTGAAGCTTGGCGAAATCTCCTTCCTCGAGCTTATGGAGCTGCTTGCCCAGATTGCAGTCGTCGCGGCCGATCGGGAGCGCAAGTGAATGGCGGCGCGTCCAGTGTCAGGGGAGGACATCGACCGAACGGTTGAGGTCTGGAACGGGGTCGGCAAGGTCCACACGAAAGCTGCGGAAATCCTGGGCGTGAGCGAAGCCACCATCCGTCGTCGATTGGCGGAGGCTGAGAGGCGGAAGAACCGGGACCCCGCCGTCTCCGCTGGAATGGATGTCGTCGGCACGAGCATTGTCCCTTCCGGCATGTGGATCAAGACGGGCAAGGGCGAGGATGGCGTCTCCAGGTCAATCTACATCCGGCCTCAACAGGAGACCTCAGACGACGTTCTCGCGCGCATTAAGGCTGCTTTCGAGGATATGGAGCCGGCCGCGCCGGTAGCACCTCCTGAGCGCATTCTGGAGGAATTGTGCACGGTGTACTGTCTGGCCGACATGCATATAGGGCAAATGTCCTGGGGGCGGGAAGTCGGCGTCTCATATGATACGAAAATCGCCGTCACGAGATTGAGGGAATGGGTCGGAAGGCTGGTTGCCGCATCACCTGCATCGAAAGAAGCCGTCATCCTCGACGTGGGAGACACAACCCACATGGACGACAACACGAACCAGACGCCACGCTCGAAGCACGTCCTCGATGTCGATAGCAGATACTTCCGCACGATCGAGGAAAGTGTATCCGCTCTTTCAGACGCGGTGGAACTCACGCTGGCAAAACATGAGAAGGTGACGCTTGTCATCCTCGAGGGCAACCATTCCCCACACTCCTGTATCGCGCTCATGTTCGCCCTGGCGGAGAGATATCGCCTGAACCCGCGCGTCACAGTCAGGAAGGAGCCGGGTGGCTTTTGGGCATACCAATTTGGGAAGAACATGCTTGCCGCGGCGCACGGCGACAAAGCGAAGCCCGAGCGAATGGTCATGTTTATGGCTGATGAACACGCGGAGATATGGGGCGCGACCCGACATCGGTTTCTATGGTCGGGTCACTTCCATAGCGCGAAGATGGAGGACATCGGCGGCGTGAAGCACGAGCGGCTGCGGGCAATGACCTCGCGTGATGCTTATGCATATTCCCATGCCTATGTGGCGCGGTCGCAGCTGCAAGCGATAACTCTTCACGCCGAGACGGGTGAACTGCAACGGTCCTACGTGGGAATTTAGCGAAGTTATCGACTTTCCGCTATAAATTGCCGGCTGAGTTGGTTTTGCGAGCACCTCGTCAACCTAACCGAAAACGGGGCGGTTCATCTGCCTATCTTATGACGAACTCCACCGCTGCGTAAACCAGTGTCGCCGCTATGATAATCAGGAAGGATAGGGCGGGGAGGGTGAAGCGCTTCATCGGTGCTAAGGTTTTGTTAAACCTCGGGAGCGCTTCGCCGTTTCCTCGTAAGTACCTAAAAAGATGGTGGGCGTGACAGGGATCGAACCTGTGACCCCTTCGGTGTGAACGAAGTGGCTTCCTCGGAACATGGTGATTCTGCGGGAGCGGAGCACTTCATAGGCCCTATCCATCGGCATAATGTGCATTCTATGTTCCGTTTTCCAGGTTTGGCGGACTTGGGAGCACTTCATATTTCGAGGCTGTCTGCTAGATCTTGCTGATAGCCAGGCGAATACCGGGCGTACACCTTACTTGTGATACGGTCGTCAGCGTGGCCGAGGTACTGCGCAATCTTTGACATCGGGTGCCCATCCTCCGCCATCCACACAGCCGCTGTGTGGCGAAAGACGTGAGGCGAGACGTCATCTAGACCGATCGCCTTCGCGGTGATCTTGATCCCCTTCTTTATCGACTGCACCCGCTCGCCCGCATACTCAATCACGTATTCGGTCATAGAGACGTTCTGCTGCTTGAGCAGGGCCTCTCGGAGCTTAGCGTTCATCGGGACGGTTGCCCGCGTCTTGCGAGCCTTCAGGTCGAATGGGTCCCAAAGCTGGATTGTGTTTCGCTCGAAGTTCACCCGATCCCATTTGAGTTCAAGGATCGCCGTCACCCGCGCGGCCGTGCCCACCATAAGCCGGATCGCCAACTTGATGTGGGGCGACTTCGCGGCGTCAATCATCCGCTCGACTTCAGAGCGCGTCAGATGCCGGTCCTTTGGCGCTGGCTTCGCCGGCCGCTCGATCTGCGGCGCCCGAGTGATGAGCCTCTTCCCTTCGGCCCAGACCAGGATCATGCGGAGATGCCCAAGCTCCGTATGGATTGAGCCATCTGAGACGGTCTTCTCAGTCTTCCAACCTTTTGCCTTGTATTTCGTCGCCCGCCGCTGCTTCGTGTAAGCACGGCAATCGTCGGTCCCGATGCTTTCTGCCTCGCGGTGGCCGAAAAATGGCTCAAGGGCCTTCCATGTGTGCTGCATGGTATCCAGCACGACCTTCCCCGCCTTGTCCTTCTGGTATCCTTGCCAGAGCGCCTTTATTGTGGTGCCTTCGGGCCGCGTGAGCTCCGCGTATCGAGCCGCGGCAAGCGCTTCCGCCTCTCTGCGATTTTCTGTCCCAAGTCGATAACGTCGTCTTGCTCTGGAACCATCTGGTCGTTGCTCGTCCCAGGTGACGCAGAATTCCCCCTCAAGTCTTGTGAGGCGCCATTCTTGTTCTCGTTTTCCCGCCATTCGAATTCCTCCAAAGCCTCTCGCCGGATGCGGAACATACGCCCCACGCGGAAATGCCGCAATTGACCTTCGTTGCAGAGGTCGCGCACGTGGCGGGGCGAACAGCCCCAGCGCTCGGCAAGCGTCTCAGGTGAAAAGACGTCTGTCATCCCACCCTCTCTATATCGTTGAGGGCGGCGGAGATCATGGCATCGATTGCCTCGACAAAAGCGGGACCGGGACCAAGTTTCCCGCCGTGGCGAGAATGCCAAGCTGCCCAAGCCGCAACGATCAGCTTTTGCTTATCGTTCTCCCGCAGATACTCCAGTGTCGCGCGGGCAACGAGCGGCACGGCAATTTCCCAGAAATCTCTGTCATCGCGGCTGGATAGCCATTCCTCGTGGGCCTTGATGTACAAGGGTGTGATGTGTTCGACGATATCACCCATCGGCCTTTTCTCCTGCGAGCTTGCGGAGGCCATCTTGCGCTACCCTCCACATATTCATCGGGTGAGCGCCAGGATTGTCGATGATCCATTGCAGTGGCGCCGTCAGACGGCTGGTGCACAGTGCAATCTCTCGCGGCAAGCCCTGCATGAACTCGACAGAGCATTGGGGGGCTATTGCGGCTCCGTTGCCGATCGCTGCGGCGCTCTCGCTGATTATCTCGCGAAGGGTCGCGTTTTCCGATCTCGCTTCGTCCCGCTGCTCTACGGCGGCATCGAGCAGCTCATCGACGATACGCTTGTCCTCGCGGAGTTCTGCTAGCTCTCGTCGGAGAGACGCGATCTCGGTGGCGGCATTCGCCATGATGGTATCGATTTCATACCAGTCCTGAAGGTGGCGCATCGGCCCTGCGAATTCCGGGTCGCGTAGCCGGTCGACGATATCTGCATTCTCTCGCGTGGTGGAGGTCATGGGCGGGGCTCCTCGTTGAAATTCGGGATAGGGCCACGTTCTCGTGGGTATGTCGTATCTCCGAGCAGCCATAGGCCAAAGAACCACTTGAGCCTGAAGGATATGCCGTACCAGCGCGCGATTGCGTGATCGGTATAGTTGTTGATGCCCTCTGGGCCTAAATCCTTCATGAGTAGACTGCCGGTGTAGGCCCGCATCCTCGTGGGATTCTCCGGTTCGCCTTTGTGAAGCCGGAAGCCAAAAATCGGTCTGTGTCTCATGCTTCTTCCTTGCGGTAGATTGGACGGCGGGGAAGCTCCGGCAGGACAGACTTGTCGATGCCGTGGCGGGGTTTGTCGAACTTGGGGAAACTCGGGCCGCGGAGCTTCCCAGTGGGTCGCTTGACGCCGTTGTGCCGCTGACGGACGCGGGCGATCTTCGCCTTGACCTTCACGTCAATCGCTGATTTCGTGATATGGCAGTGCTTATGCGCGGGAGAGAGGTTTCGTTCTCGGTGCTCTCCCCCGTTTATCAAGGCAATGACGTGATCGGCATCCCAGGTTTCGCCCGGCTTTATCGTGAGCTTGCAGATGTGGCAGACATGGCCGTCGCGCTCGAAGATGCGGTCACGAACGCGGTCGGGGATTTTGGCGTCATCGCTCTTGGCGATCCATTCAGGGACGGGGCGAACCATCACCGAACCTCCCTGACAGGCACTCCGGCTTTGCGGGCGCGCTTTACCATGTCGGCTAGGTCCGGCCTTCGGGCCTTCTCCAAGCCAATCGGCGGCATAGGTGGTGTTCTTGACTCCGCACCGGTGAGCCCACTCGCGAGCGAGGGCGTCAGCGCCTTTCGCGCCACCTTCGATGACCTCGGTTATTTTGTGGGTGAGGGATAGCTTGCCGAGTTCTTCTTTAAGAACCCAATAGGCGTTGTATTCTCTACCGCCGCAGACGAGGACTCGCATCACCGCTTCCTCCAGAACATCCACCATGGGCGGGGCTTGGATTGCGCGAGTTCCCGGCGTAACTGCTCGGTGGTCTGCTGGCGCTTTTCCAGATCCGCTAATGTGCTGGAGCGGGCATGGGGGAACTTGCGGAGGTGGGATTGAGCGGTCATGCGCTAATCTCCACGACTTCGATGCCCGCAACATTCGCCCGATGGATCATGTCCGCCGTGCCGCGACCTCCTGGGAAGGCTATAACGAGATCGGGCTTGCCTTCGTCTATCATGCGCTGATTGCGCATCGGGCCTGCCTTGCGCCCCTTGGACCAGTCGGGGTGGAAGACCTCGACCGGCAGACCTCTTCCCCAAGCCAACTTGCCAGCTTCGGCATCAGCCCCACGTGCCCCGCCGTGAATCACTGACGTAGCGCCGACACGGCCTAGTATGTCATGGAAGACGTTGGCGAAATGATCGCTCATAACGAAGTCGCGACCGCCGCAGACGAGAACACGCATCTCAAGCCCTTTCCGTTAGATAATCACGCGACCGGGTATTGGATGGCCCGGCCGCGTGGGTTGACGACGCTGAAGAGGGCGGAGCGCCGCGGTGAGCCGGCCGTAACGAGATGCCGGGTTCAAGTTCGATGTCGATGAGGGACGCGCACCAGTCGAGAACCCTTTCCTTGGACTCCGCGAACGTCTTGCGGTCCATAGATCGGTAATCCTGGCTGATCGCGTGGTAGACGGTGACGATGCTGTCCTTGACCAGAACGACCTGATAGGAGTCGTAGGGCCTGATGACCGCCGCCAGCCGCTTCGCTTCGGCTTCCGACTTGCACACGTGCTGCTGCATCGTGTGATAGCCGGTCTTGATCAGAGCGTATTTGCGAAGGTGCTCTGCCGAGGGGTATTGCTCGGAAAGATGCTCCGGCAAACTCTGCCAGATGTCATTCAGCAAAGCAAAATAGTGGGCATGGGTTGCCGAAGAACGAGCGTGGATCTCCTCCATCGTGTATGTCTCGCCCACGACAAACCGCTCATCGCACTTGCGCGACCAATGGCGGTTCGCTGGCTGGAAGCTGTCTCCTGTCCATGTGAAGGGGATGGGCATGATGGCGTCTCCTAGAAAGGTATGGAATCCGGGTCGTCATCGTAATCTGGCGTTGGTGCTGCACGCCGAGATGAGCCGCCGCTTGCCGCTCCGTAGTCGCCGCCGCTCCTGTCCTGACGCTCGCTGCGGTCAGCGTTGCCGCCGCCCATGAACGTAAGGTCGTCAACGGTGATGCCCAGGTACGCCTTGCCCTCATGCTCTCTTGCCGAGGGGCGGCCGGAGAGCGCCAGCTTGAGGCCCTTGACAATATGGCGCTCCAGGGACTCGGCTCGCTTGCCCCAAATTGAGCAGTCGTACCATGTCGATGGTCGCTGGTTGCCGTCGCGGTCTTTGCCGTTGTCGACGGCGAGCGAGAAGCCGAGCACGGCGTCTCCGTCCTGCGTCCTGCGGAGAACGGCGTCTTTGCCGACATTGCCTGCGATGATGAGGACTTGCATTATGCCGCTTCCTTCTTGGGCTTGGGGAGGAACGCCGCGCGATTGCGGACGTGGTTCCACGGGTCGTCGGTGAATTTCTTGAATTTGGGTTTGCCTTGGTTGTCTGTGACCTCACAAGGCACCCACACGTTGCCAAGGTCATAGAGGTAGCGGCCGATGCCCCAGCTCACGCCGGCCCGCTTCAGCGCGCCAGAGAACGCACCCTTTTCGGCCTCGACGTCCGTGTCCCCAGCGCCATCGGATTTCCACACCCAGCGATCTTCGATCAAAATGCCGATGCGGCATCCGAGCTTGCCGTCGCCGGCGTCGAAGTGCTCGCTCTGCCAGTTCGGGGGCGTACAGACGCTATCCAGAAGATCCATGACGTCACGAGCGTCAATATAGGCCAAGGCAAGTGCGGCGTATCCTTCCCCGCGGGCCTTGGTAACGGTCTGCGCTCTCCAGTGCACCACGTCAGCAGGAAACGGGCGGTAGAGGTCTTTCAATTGCTCAAGCGTGATCCCAGCCATCACTTTGTCCTTATCGCCAGGGTTGGGTGACCGCGCTCCAAGGTGGCGCCGGGGATGTCCTCGCCGGCCTTCAGCGCCTCTGTGATTGCTTTGGTGTCCGGCTTCCGCACAAGGGAGAAGAAACCTTGCGGGAGCACCTCTGGCTCGTAGACAACGGTCTTAGACCGGCCAGCTTGGATCGATAACGTGGCTACCGGCAGCGTGACTTTTTGTTGATTTGCGACTTCCATCAATTGCTGGATGACAACCCGCATAGCGTCGGATTTGTCTTCGAAGCGCTTGCGGCGAGCCTCTAGAGCTTGCTCCCGGAGCCTGATGCCTTCAACCATGGCGTCGGCATCGAGCTTGATGTCGATCGCTTGGTTGATGACTTCATAGAAGCTGGTCTGACCCTCTAGAACGTCGGAGAACAGGCCGGCGTCCTCATCAAGTTCAGGGAACCTGACCTTGAGGTCTGCTACGATGGCTTTGACGGACGCGGCGTCTACCGCGAGAAATCGCTCGTTCATTCGGCAGCCTCCTGATATTTGATCGGCTCAACCTGTAGCTTCGGTTTCCACTCCCGAGCGAGTTTCAGGTAGAACAAGGCCTCGTGCATTTCGGTGCGATGACCGAAACGATCGCCGATCCGAAGCTTGTGATGCGCAAAGCGCCGGGCTGACATGGCCTGATCGACGCGCTTGGTAAGCATGATTCTTTCGATGTTCATGACTATCTCCTTGCATCTGCTTGGAATTGCTGCTCGACACGGGAAAGGCCGTTGAGACCGGGCGTGAAGGCGACGGCGGCGACTATGCCGAGAGCCAGGATGGTCGCGAACCACAGGGCAAACCACCACTTGCCGATCTCGTTGGCGGATCGGAGTGCGATCATCCGGCGCTGGAACAGTTCTTCTTCGGAGGGGAAACGATACTCGACCATTCACTTGCCCCCCGTCTGGGATGATGTCGGGACGGGCATTGGCATCCAGAGCTTAGGAGGGTGGTTAACCGAGTACCCATTCTCCGAAACCGAACCGTCGTCGATCTCGGCAAATCTCCACGGGAAGCCGTCCAGATACCCCTCAGGGTCTCGTTCGCGCCACCAGCAAACGACGGTTGATGCTCCGTCGTTCGCCAGGAATTCCGTCCCATCCTTCGGCGCCGTCTCGATCGGCTGCCATTCGCTCGCTTCATTGGAAGACTGGAGACGGTCTAGTTCGGAGAGGGAGGATGCGGGAGGGGTGGCTAGGGCGGAGAGGATGCGCTGCTCGTAGTCGGCTTGGGCGGCGGCTTTCGCGGCCTCTAGCGTGTGGAAAAGCTGTTCGGCTGTATCGGCACAGCAAAAACCCCATTTATCCTGTGCTCCCCACCAAACTTGGAAGATGCGGTAGTGTCCCCAAAAGGTGTTCGCCTGCCATGAAGTGTCGGGTCGGGTTTCGTCGTCTACCCACTCCAGCGGCTTCACCTTCACCGGCTCAGCAGCGCTGGCTGGTGCTGCGAGGGCGGCGAGGAAGACGCTGGCCACGTATTGAGCGTCGTAGACGGTGCCGTTAACGGAAATCTTGGCAAAGCCGCCACCATTGGAATTGAAGCCGCTTCCCTTCACGACGTGCTGCGTTACCTTTGCTTCGATCTTGTCGGTCATGTCCGTTGCTTCCCGTCAGATCGCTTCGAGGAGCGACACAAGCGGCCAATAGTCAGCCTTGGGGCCGAACGCCTTCAGCTTCTCATCCACCTCACCCATGAGCGAGACTCCTCTGATAATCTGCCGTTGCTGCGGACTGGCTCTCGTGGCTGCAACAGTCCTCGACAAGGTTTAGCCATGCGGACTCAGCCAGCCGGCCGATGTCGGTCTTGGGATTTTCAATCACCTCGCAGATGCGCTCCGCAAAGCTGTCCTCGAATGAGGTGCTGGACAGGCCCATGTTGAGATTGCCGCGGCGGCGAAGTGTCGGGCCACCATCAAGCTCAATCATGACGACGGTGAAACCATCCTCATCGCCAGCTAGGGTCGCTATCCCGCTGAACCCGACTTCCTTGTAGAAGGTGCCGAGAATGGTGATGTGGAGGTCTTCAAATTCGAAGCGTATTTCCAGGGGGTCGCTCATGGTTGTCTCTCTGTCCGGCGATGACAAACGCCGTCTGTGGGGTGGGGTGATTAGGCGGCCATTTCGCGTCGAGCCGTCTCGACAACATCTTCGGAAAACGTCTTCGCGATCTCGTGGAGCCCGGAGAGATCATCGACATAGACCCACTGTGTCTGGTAATATCCCCAGCTGTAGGCGTGCCCGCCGGTGCGGAAGAATGCCGTTGGGATTGGCCGAGCGAGTTGCGCAAGGAAGCCCTTCACTGGAGCTAGATATGCGACGATCAATTCGCTGTCCGGTTCAGCATCGGAGGTAAACAGCGGCTTGGCGTGAGGTAGAGCGGCTACGACCTGCTCGTTATTGTCGTAAAGGTCGTTGACAGCCTCAATGAGATCGCTAGCTACCTCTCCGCCCCCGATGGCTGCGGGTATCCAGATCAGCCGGTCAATCCGAACATTCATTTCCGCGAAAATTTCCGCTGCATCCGTCATCTCTCGTCTCCTGTGTTCTTCCCCTTCTTGTGGAAGGGTGATTAGTGGGGATGGGTGGTTAGGCCGAAGCGTGCGAACGCCAGCCCTTCGTTGCGTGGAACGAATGCTCGCGAAAACCATCATCGAGGGAGAACAAGATGCGCCCGAACGGCTTGCCCTTATGAACGGTTCGGGCATCGATGCGGGATCGAGACTTGGCCATCGCGGCCTTTGTGCCACGGCCAGTGTACGAGCCGTCTTTCTCGCGGGCCGTCTGGCGATCGAGCATGGCCTTCTGATGAGCTTTGCGAGCACGCGCCTTGGCGATGCTGGCACCGCGCTTCATCTCCGCGCGGAACTGCGCCCGCTGAACCTGTCGTGAGTCTTCCATCTTCGTCGTCTCCGTTGCCGCCCTTGTCGTGCCGTCTGGCAGATCAGTGGGGTGTTGATCGTTTAGAACTCCGCCCGAAGACGGAGGCCTAAGCGGTCAAGCCGCGAGTTTCTCAGCTTCCTTGATGATGGCTGCGAGGCGCTTGGCGGTGTCGGCCGGCAACCAGATCGTGTCGCCGCCGCTCGCGTCGTGAAGGGTGATAGACCCGTCGCTCCAGAAGTTGGCTTCCCATTCGTTGCCGAGGTCTTCGCGCCGGCTGATCTTCATTTCGCTGCTGCCCATTTCCGTCTCCTTCGTTTCCGCCCTGCTTGGCGGGATGGATGGGCAGTTTTGCTCATGCCCAGGAGCCTTGAGAGTTGATGCGGAGGAGTTACAGGGGCCATCCGCTTCCCCGCGCCCGGTCCAGGCCGGCGTCGGTCGATCAGAACAAGGTTTTCAGATTGGTGAGGGTCGCGTTCGGCGGCATCTCCATCTCCTTTGCTCAGTTGCGAGATCAGCCCTGCTTCTTCGAACCGGAGTTGATCGGCTGGGCTGATGGAGAGAACTTGCCACGTGGCAAAAAAGATGTCAATCGGCAAAATGCCATCTGGCAAAAAATATCGCCTTGTGGCAAAAGAGGGGATGCTCAGGAAAAATGATCAGGGCCAAGCCGCCGCGGCCTTCTACGAAAAGCGACGCATGTGGCTGGACTATTTGTCCACCAACTCCGCGATCAGCCATGTCGAGTTTCGGGTTGCCTATTTCATCTCAAAACGGATGAACGGCGACGATCAGTCGTCGTGGTGGCACGTGAAGACAATCGCAAAGGAGGTCGGATGCAGCACCAATTCAGTGAGCAAGGCAACTATGAAACTGGAGGATATGGGGCTGCTGATTGCGATCCGACCGGCAAGAGGCGGAAATAAGTATTTCATCCGCATGCCCTATGAACATACGCAGTGAGTGCGTGTGTCACATACGCAGTGAGTGCGTGCTGAATATATAAAGGCCGAATATATAAACGTCTCTTTTAAGGGTTCTTGCTCTGAGGGGAGTTGTTAGAAGGGTCAGATCTCTTGTCGAATAGTATCAATCACACATCTCTGAAACGGCGTTAATCGCCGCCCCGAAGGCCGGATTCCCAAGTTCTTTTGGGTGTTGCTTAAGGTGGCGCACAACCAGTTCATAGAGCCCGCTACTGTTGATGTTGGTACCTATGACGCATTGACGTCTCTTCGTTATTTTGGCGTCGAGCGTTGGCTTGCCGTGAAAGGAAAACACATGGCTTTCCACGGCGCCCAAAACATATCCTTCTGCAAATTCCCTATCAGCTTCCAAAAGCTCCGCGCCCGTCATGGCCGATGCGGCCCGAGAAAATAGAAGGCATAGGCAAAGGGCGGAGAGGAGCTTGGGCATCACATCCTCGTAAAGCGGCCCACGACACGCCCAACGATGATATGCCCGTCGTCCAGCGTAATGTTGTAGGGGGTGTAATTTGGATTCCTGCTGGCGAGGCGAATCGCCGGCGGGTCCGACCCATGCACGGGCTCGCATAGTTTCACGACGAAGCCCGTGCCGTCGTACACGAGAAACGGGCCGGGCGGGGTAGGGCGCGTGTCCAGGCCATTGACGATTACGCGGTCGCCGGGGAATACCGAACCGGGCGCGTGGGGATTGTTCGGGTCATAGCCGGAATCCCCGGTCACCTCGATCATCACAGCCTTCGACGCTTCAAGCCGCAGCTCGCCCTGTAGGAATGATGTCGGTATCCGCCAGTGGTCTTTCACCACGTCGGCCGAAATCTGATTGTCATGCTCGTCCGTGACGTTGATGAGATCGAAAGTCCCGCCGCCACCGGCTCCGGCGCGAGCGTATAGCTCACGCACTTCGTCGTTGTCGCGGCTGTTTCCGCCGATGATGGACCCCAACGGCATCGCAGCAGCAGCAGCTAGCTGCTCATGGTCGAACTCGTCGGTGAGTTCGACAGGCTCGACCCCGAGCGCCTTTGCGATCTTGAGCACATTCTCGAGGGATAGACCGCGCTGCCCAGTTTCCATTCGCTGAAGGTGCCCAGGTGATATCCCGGTGAACTCGGACAAGTCCTCGAGCGTAACGTCTTTCGCCTTGCGGATTTTGCGTATTTGGTTTGCCATTCGCCCGTTATTTGCCAACTGGAAAAATAATCCAGAGCCAACTGGCAAAAGCCGATTGACAATAAAATTGCCATGTGGCAAGTTCGGGCATCATGAAGCTCGAACAGTACCTCTCCGACAACAACATCAAACCGGTCGCCTTCGCGGCAAGCATCGGCGTGCCACCGTCCACAATCACGAGGATTCTTCGGGGGGAACGCTCACCGGGGATCGGCGTCGTCGCCAAGATCAAGGCTGGGACCGGGGGCAAGGTCGATTTCGAAGACTGGCTCGATGCAGCAGAGCGGGAGCGCGCATGAACAGTCTCCGGGGACAATTCAACAAAAATGGCGGCACGCCCGAAGACGCCCGCCATGAGGATGCGAACATGACGAATGTAGCAAGGTTGAATGCGACACGCAATGTCGGCGGCTTCGTCGTCGAGAAGGGTATCCCCGTCCCCGACGTAATTCGCGGCCATGCGAACCGCAAGTATCCTTTTTACGTCATGGAAGTTGGCGACAGCGTCTTGATAAGCGGCAAAACCAAGAATGCCGTCGGCTCCCTTACCAACGCTGCGCACAAGCGAACCGGCTTCGAGTTCACCTATCGCTCCGTAGACGGAGGTGTCCGCGTCTGGCGGACGGCCTGAAGTGTCGTCCCTCCCTTCCTCACTCCCAGAGAGAGAGCAAGCGTAATGAGCGAGATACCCGTCTGCGCCTGTGGCGAAAAAAACATCGACCAGTGCAAGTGCAGTTGCGACGGCATTCCGAGGGATGTCCGCGAACTCGTCAATTCCGCCTCTGGCATTCTGGAAGTTCACAGCATTTCCATACCGCTGCCATGGGATGGCACGCTGGATGACCTGGAACAGGACCGGTTTCGCGGTTTGCTCGCGGTCGTCAATTTCGTGCGGGAGGAAGAGGAGAAACGCCACGCCAAGAAACTGGCAGTCCTGGAATCGATAGCTGAACTCGACGGAGAAGACCTGCGAGAGCTGGCGATGCTCGACGCGAAAGCAACCATCATCGAGCGTCTGGCCGAACGGGCACGTGCAGCGATCCGAGTGGAGGCGTGAATGAGCGAGAAACAGGAAGACCTGATCGCGGAAGCCATCACGGAGCAATTCGGGGAGCGCTGCCCAGACTTTGACGCGAACTGCTACTGCTGCAGGGTTTGGCGGCAATACGACGAACTCAAAACGATACGTCATCCCGACACCCTCACCGACGAAGCAAAGGCCCGTCGCTCCAAAGCCATCGATGATGGGGAGTTGCTGCCATGAGCGACTGGGCCATCACTGATATCATCCTTCGCACGGAGCCTCGCGGCGAGCACGGGCAGAACATCCTTGTCCTCGTTCAGCTTGACGACGGCCGACAGGTGGAACTGATCCGTTCGTTCGGAGCGCTGCCGGATATCAACATTGATCATTACGTCACCCATCACGGCATTTCCGAAGCCATAGCGAGGGCGTCATGACCTCCCCATCCCCCAGAGAAGAACTCGCGAGAGAAACGGTCTCCCGGATTATCCAGCGCCGCAGAGACGATCTGATCGCAGCGAAGGCGTCGACAAACGACAATGATCTCCGCGCGGCTGTGTTCAATGTGGGGATGGAGATCGCTGGCGGAATAGCCAATGCCTGGCAGCCGTTCGAGACGGCGCCGATGAACGAGCAGAAGATCCTGGCGACGGCCATTGGTTATGAATGGCCGGAGGTCATCTTCTACCAGATCTTCGACGAAGACACAGCCAAGGAGGTCGGAGAGCCCGGCTTCTGGCGATATGCCGACGATCTTTTTGCGGATGTCGCTGACATTGAATACGGACAGTTCACTCACTGGCGCCCCTTGCCCGCTCCCCCTTCTATTGAGGAGTGAGAGATGAGCGAGATCGAGGCAATCGTCATTGATAAGGCGAACAAAGCGTGGGCCGAGTTCGACCGCCGTACGATGCACGAATGGGATGATGACGTCTTCAAGGACATCTTCGCCCGCGCAATCCAGGCAGCGAGAGACGAAGAGCGCGAGCGCTGCGCCTCCGTCGCCCACAAGGCGGCTATGGACGGCGTAGGTGCGCTGATCGTGTGGCGCCAAATTCTCAACGGGCAGGAGGCGTGAATGAGCACCGAGATGTTCGACAAAGCGATGGCGAAGCTTCATACGTCCGTCAACACGCGCTGCCACGTGGAAATTTCGCCGTCTGAGGCGTGGGTCATCGCCGAGGCGATCAAATCGGCACGAGAGGTGAGGGAAATCCTCGCTGGCGCTGATGTCTGTAGCCTTCCTCGCGATTACAGCCTCCAGGCCATGGCGGCAAACCGCATGGACGAACTCCGAAAATACCGAGATCAGGTCATAGATACGATCCAGCGAGCTGAGAAGGCTGAGGCTGCCTCCGAGGATCGGGAATATCTCATCGACGTACTTCGGCGCCTTTTGAAGGCTGATCTCATCCTTGGTGATGAAGGTGAAGACCTCGACCTTCGCAGAGAGGTGCGGGGCATCCTGCAAGCGGACGACTTGGATCATGGGCGTGTCCCGCTTTGCCAAGACATCATCGACGCGATTTTCCGGGAGCGCTTGTAAATGACCGCTCATTCATACCCCCTCCGCAACACCAAACCCCTCCTATCGTCAGAAGACGGAAGAAAGCTGTTCAAGCTGGTGGAGATGGAGAACGCGCTACGCGACGACGAGACAATCATGGAACACGACCTCGAAAGCAAACTGGCAGCAGCCCTTGAGGATGAGCTGATCGGGAGGGTGGAATGATCTGGCTGCTCAAGTTCCTCATCACGGGCCATGTCCACAAGTGGGTGAAGTATGACGAGGGCAAGATCTCGGTCACGGACAAGTTCACTGATCGAAAGAGGGTCACAGGTTCTGCTGTCTTTTGCTCCTGCGAGAAGTGCGGTGAGCATCGGGTGTTTCGGCTTCTGGCTGTAGACGACTGAAGCGGCTGACAATGGTTTGGATGATCTCCCCGATCGGTACGGCGGACCCAAGGCCGACCGGGGAGATTTTGGGAGGCGAGCATTGCGGCGGCGGCTCGTCTCCCGTTCGGGGCTGCTTAAACATGGCGGTCTCGGCAAATGGACAAACGGCGACTGTGCTTGGCGGTACGGGTCGCCTGACAAAGAATTCGAGAGGGGCAGGGTAATCCTTTCTCGTGAATGCCCCGGTTCGTGACGAATTGATGTTTGTCACGAAAGGGAACGCAGCAATGCAGAAATCCAACGCACATTTGCGCGGAACAAAAAAAGGGAATGGAGAAATGAGTGCTGAATACATCGTGGAAGCCAAGCGGATGTGCGGCTTTCTTCTTGAGAAAGAATATCGCGGGCCGGGCGATACGATAGAGGCGGCAGCGTACCGGATGCAGACGCGTTACGGGATTCATCCCGCGACGACCATGCGCCTTCGAAACGAGGAGGTGCGGGACATGCGGGTGTCTAGTTTTGCGCCTATCCTCAATGCGTACCTGGCCGTCAGGGAAAAGCTGAATTCGGCCGCAGCAAGAATGGAACGTGCATATGAGGAAGAACGCAGTCGTGCGGTTGATCCGCGCCTTGTTAGGCTGGCTGATTTTGTGGCCGGTCGCAAAGAAGAAGGACGGGAAACGTGATGGCAACGACCCAGAAAAAAGCTGAGCTGAAAGCTGAGCGCGACCACTACAAAAAGCTTGCGGAAGAGGGCATGGAGCCGCGCATTAAGGAGATGCGGTTCGAAGATGGCTCATTCAATCTGTCTGTCACCGGGCCGATGGTCGAAGCCATGGCGATGACACTTGTCGGTCAGTTTATCGAAGGCGGCGCGACCAACTTCATGGAGATGACCGTGTTCGATCGGTTCGTCAATCCGGGTGATCGTTACATTGTAACCGTGCAGAAGGCTGGTGCGAAGTCGCCCGCTGATCTCCTACGAGAAGCAAAAGAGAAGATTGCGCATTTGGAGCGTTCTTTGCCGCTGCACATGACTGACGTTTAGGCGTTCCCGGCGGGCAACCCTCAACTCCTCCAGAGAGCCCGCCTACTTCCCCGGGGACTCCTGTCCCTCCTCCCGAGTCAGGGTTTCCGGGGCTCTTTTATTCGCAAGACGCATCTCCCCGCTTACGGGAGAAAAACACACAAGGTTCCGAAAGGTTCCAGACGAAAATGACGGTAAAGTTTTTCGGCAAACACGGCTTCTGCTTTTCACCGCGCTACGGTGTTTTCTGGCTGCGCGTCAACGGCCGGGTCTATTTTGCCAAGGCCCCGTGGAACGAGCCTCTATTTTCAGAGAGATACGTCCACAGGCCGAAGAGCTACTGGGGTTGGCGCTTCTACATTCGTGAGGCGTCATGATCAGGCTTCACGTGCCATTCCCTCCGCCGCTTTCGGCCTGCTTCACCAACGTAAGGGGCGTGGGGCGGGTTGCCACGTCGCGTTACAAGGCATGGCAGACAGAGGCCCTATGGGAAATCAAGGCACAGAAGCCAAAGCCGATCGATGGGGAAGTCTCCATCAGTGTCGGCCTCGTTGCTCCCGACAAGCGCCCCAGGGACGCCGGGAACACTGACAAGGCAATTTGCGACATCTTGGTCAAGGCGGGTTTGATCAAGGACGACAGCAACAGGTACGTGCGGCGGATCTCATACGAGTGGCTTGCGGCGGGGGAGCCCTGCACGATCCTCATAAGCCCATACGAAGGATAGCAGCAGCCGCTCGGGGCGGTAAAGGACGGAAGACATGGCAAAGAGACAGGAGCCAGACGGCTTCGACGCTTACTGGCAGATATGGCGCCCCAACGCGCGTCACACGGATGGCCGCGGATTGGCGCGAGAGACCTTCGCAAAGCTCGTGAAGAACGGCGCCGATCCCCAGGATATCATCGACGGCGC